GTGGGTTTCGTCTTGTTAATGGCGAAACTGTCTGGCATAATGGACCCGTCGTGGAGGCTCTTCAACGTGGAGCAGTGTTGCTTCTAGATGAGATTGACCTGGCATCTAACAAGATCCTGTGCCTGCAGTCCATCCTGGAAGGTAAGGGAGTCTTCCTGAAGAAGATTGGAAAGTTTGTTCAACCTGCTCCTGGTTTCAATGTGATGGCAACTGCCAACACTAAGGGTAAGGGTTCTGATGATGGTCGCTTTGTTGGCACTAACATTCTCAATGAAGCATTCCTTGAGCGTTTCCCTGTGACCTTTGAGCAGGACTATCCCACTTCCAAGATTGAGCAGAAGATTCTCAAGAATGTTTGTGATCAGTTGAATGTTGATGACAGTAAGTTCTGTGAGCATCTCTCCAACTGGGCAGATATCATTCGCAAGACCTTCTTTGATGGTGGCATTGATGAAGTGATCAGCACTCGTCGCTTGGTTCACATCATTCGTGCCTACTCCATCTTTGGTGATAAGGAGAAGGCAATCCAAGTCTGTGTGAATCGTTTTGATGATGAAACCAAGCAGGCATTCCTTGAACTTTATGATAAGGTTGATGGAGATGTTGAGTTTCAGTACACTGCTACTGGAGAAAAATGGCCACTTGACCGAGTAACTCCTTTTTGATAGAATGAATGCATGGTCTTTATTGTATGATGTGATGAATGATCTAGACTTCATCAGTGCAAATGGGGGGTTTGAATATACTCCTGTTTCTAGAGAACCCTCCAAGGAATATTTGGATGCCATATACCCAAATATTCCAGATGACACTCAAGAACCTATTGTTTTGAATGAATTTAAATTGAACATGAATAACCAGAATGGTTTCTGGAAGTATGAAGAGGACCTGACACTGAAAGAAATTCAGGATTATTTGTCAGGTACTTACAAAGCACATTATACTTCTCAAGAATCAAAGACTCAGACTCTTGATCTGATTGAAAGTATTGGAGATGCAGAAGCATTCTGTCGCTCTAATGCCATCAAGTATCTGTCACGCTTTGGTAAGAAGAATGGAAAGTCTAAACTTGACATTCTGAAGGCAATCCATTATTGTGTATTGCTCTACCATTTTGCTGGACTCCACAAACCCTCTTCTGATAACTATGAAACTTTCTGATAAAACTGTTAATATCCTGAAGAACTTTTCTTCTATCAATCAGTCCATTCTTTTCAAAGAGGGCAAAAAACTTCGCACTATCAGTGTGATGAAAAACATCCTTGCAGAAGCAACTGTAGATGAGGAGTTTCCCAAAGACTTTGGTATCTATGATCTGAACCAGTTTCTGAATGGTCTGGGTCTTCACCAGAGTCCTGATCTTGACTTTGACAATGACAGTTATGTTGTTATCAAAGAAGGACGTATGCGATCCAAGTATTTCTTTGCTGATGAGAATGTCATTGTGACTCCTCCCAACAAAGAGATTTCTCTTCCTAGTGAAGATGTTTGCTTTGAACTTGACACCAACCAACTGGACAAACTGCTGAAAGCAGCATCTGTCTACCAACTGCCTGATATCTCTGCCATTGGTGAGAATGGTGTTGTTCAACTGGTGGTTCGTGACAAGAAGAATGACACCTCTAATGATTTCTCCATTGTAGTTGGTGAAACTGATTCTGAGTTTGTCTTTAACTTTAAGGTAGAGAACATCAAGATCATTCCTGGCACCTATGAAGTTGTAGTTTCCCAAAAACTTCTTGCTAGTTTCCAAAACAAGAACTATGATCTGACTTATTACATTGCTCTGGAACCTGATTCCACCTTTGGCTGATGAAACACATCCTCTTTACATTGAAGGGTTGCTCTGAAGGTCTTCTTGATGATGAGGCACATATTCGCAATGTGCTTGTTCATGCAGCACAAGTTTGCAAGAGTACATTGTTGAATGTCTCATCACACAAGTTTGATCCTCAAGGTGTGACTGCTATTGCTCTGCTTGCTGAGAGTCATATCAGTATTCACACTTGGCCAGAGAATGGTATGGCAGTATGTGATGTGTTTACCTGTGGTGACCATACAGTCCCCAGAGCAGCAGTAACATACATGTATGATATGATGTGTGCTACTGACATAGTGAGTGAACAATTTGTGAGACCTTTGTCATGATTAATTGGAAAGAAGTGTATGACAATTTACCTAGTGAGGAACTAGATAAAATTGCCATCCTTCGTGTAATGGAATGCACTAATGGTGTTATTCAACATGCATACAGAGATAAGCAAATTTATGCTTATCCCGTATACACAACCAGGAAAGCAATGCAGTTCAGTATGAGTTGCATGAAAAACATGGAAATTCCTCTAAAGAGTGGAACTATCACTTTTGCTCCTGAAACTGAAGAACTCGTGCAAAAAGCAAGATATCTTTATGTGAGTGGTGTGAAAAAAGGTAATGAAAAAGACTTTGCTGAGTTTATGCAAATCTCTATTGCTACTGCACAAGCTTGTGGTAAAGAGAGAATTCTTAAAGCAAAAGAGATTCTTTCTGAAAATGTTGACTCCATCCCTGCTCAAGCTTATGATTGGGGTGTGAACTACCTGATGCAGTTCCTATGAACATCTTTGTCACTTCTCCTGACCCCTTTGCAAGTGCTAAGGTGCTTCCTGACAAACACATTGTCAAGATGCCTTTGGAGTGCTGTCAGATGCTTTCTATTGTTGCTTCTGACAAATGGGGTCATGGATTTGGAACCCTTCCCAGAGCAGATGGTAAACCCTATGCTACTGAGAAGGGTGCTTTTCGTAACCACCCATGCACCAAGTGGGCATCAGAGTATGTCAACAACTGGAGGTGGTTGATTGAGCATGGTATTGCTCTGTGTGATGAGTATTATCTGAGGTATGAAAAGAAACATACGTGCTATAATACTCTTGTAGAGGCAGCAAAGATATTTCCCTATGCTGATCCTCAGGGAAGGTCTGGTAAAGAAACAACACCATTTGCAAGGGCAATGCCTGATGAGTTCAAACTGGATGACAGTATTGATACCTTCACTGCATACAAGATGTACATTGCATCTAAACCTTGGGTGAAAGACAATTACATTCGTATTCCTGAACGTAAACCTGACTGGATTTGATAATGAATGATTTTATTTGGGTTGAGAAATATCGTCCCAAAACTATTGATGAGTGTATCCTTCCTGAACAAACTAAAAAGACATTTCAGGACTTTGTGACCAAGGGTGAGATTCCCAATATGCTCCTCTCTGGTCCCCCTGGGATTGGTAAAACAACTGTAGCAAAGGCACTATGTAATGAACTTGGAGTAGATGTTTATGTCATCAATGGATC